GGTCAGACCTATTCGATCTACAGAACGTTCCAAGGAAACACAGACATTGTTGAATTATATGTTGAGCGAAAGGGTGGTACTAATGGCAGTAGTCAATAGTAGCACTTTTAATTTTGCCGAAATCACAAAGCATATCCTCGACAACTATAACAATGATGTGTTTTATGAAGTTTCTGAGGCTATCGATGAAGTATCGAAAGAGGCTGTGACGAAGCTCAAAAAAGAAAGTCGTGCTGAATTCGGCAACGGAGATTATTCAAAAGGCTGGACAAGGAAACTTGAAAAAGGCCGGTTAAGGGTAACGGCAACGGTTTACGGTAAAAAGCCGACCGCTCAGCTTGCTCATCTGCTTGAAAAAGGGCATGTGACAAGGAACGGCACCGGAAGGACATTCAAACCGACTCCAGCGCATGAACATATTAAACCGGTTTCAGACTGGGCGCAGGATGAAGCACTCGACAGAGCAATATCGAAACTGGAGAAAAGAGTATGACATATAAAGAAGTTTCCGAGATGATCAGCAGAATCGGCTTGCCGTATGCTTATTATCAGTTCCCAGATAACACAGAGCTTCAACCGCCTTTTATTTGCTTTCTGTTTTCAGATGACAATGACTTCATTGCAGAAAACACAAACTATCAGCCGATCAGGACGCTGATTGTTGAACTGTACACCGACAACAAGAATTTTGCTCTTGAGCAGACGGTTGAAGATGCACTCAGCAACAGCGGCCTTGTGTATTCCAGAGATGAAACATACATCGATTCCGAGAAAATGAATATGGTCACTTATACGACCGAGATTTTGATTACAAAGGAGAATGACAATGGCTAATAAGATCAAATACGGTCTTTCCAACTGCTATTATGCCGTACTGAATGAAACAGCCGGTACTTATGGCACTCCTGTTGCGATGCCCGGTGCGGTCAACCTTTCCCTTGACCAGGAAGGCGAAACCAACAACTTCCGTGCGGACAACATGGATTACTACGTCAGCATTTCCAACAACGGTTATTCCGGCACTCTGGAGCTTGCGCTGATCCCTGACTCTTTCCTGACTGATGTCATGGGTGAGATCAAGGATGAAACCAGCGGCCTTCAGTATGAACTTGGCGATGCGAAACCGAAAGCTTTTGCTTTCCTGTTCCAGTTTGAAGGTGACGCGAACGCTGTGCGTCATGTCCTTTATAACTGCAAGACCACTCGTCCGACTCTGGCAAGCGAAACGACGGACACCAGCATTACTCCGGGAACCGACACTTTGAATCTGACGGCAATCGCTCAGGAGATGACGATTAACAGTGAGAAGAAGCCTGTCGTGAAGGCAAAATGTGAACCTGGTGATGCTGCCTATTCGACTTTCTTCACTGCTGTTCAGACTCCGGCTGACTGATGGAGAGAACGGTCAATATTGACGGCAAGGAATATCGCCTTGTTGCCAACGGCTTAACGCCGAGAAAATATCGGGAGCTTTTCGGAAAAGAAGTTTTTCTTGGCATGACAACCGCTATGAATGAAAAAGGTCAGATTCTTGACACAGAAGTGTTTGAGAATCTGGCTTTTTGCATGGCTGTTCAGGGCGGCAGTATGCCTGAGAAGACGATTGACGAATGGCTCGAAAAAATGAATGATCCGATGGCGATTGTGAACGCTGCTCCTGAAATCATGGAGATCTGGATGGCAGAAACAAAGACAACCAGCATCGGAAAAAAAGAGTAAGACCGACAGATCGAGAAATGAACACAGCGTTGTTTTTGCTTCGCTGTGTTCAACTTGGTCTGTCAATTTCTGATATTGAGCTTCTGGATATCGGGGTCATATTCGACATGTTTACGGAAGCAATGAATGACGAATGGAACGGCTGGTGTCAGAAAGCGACACAGGCCGATTTCGACCGATTCTGAGGTGGTGAAACATGGCAAGCAGAATCGCTGGTATTACAATTGAAATCGATGGCGATACCTCAAAACTTCAGTCCGCTCTTAAGGACGTTGACAAGACTCTTAAAAGTACGCAGTCGAGTTTGAGAGATGTTGATAAGCTCCTGAAGTTCAATCCAGGGAACACGGAGCTTCTGACGCAGAAGCAGAAGCTGCTTGGGAAAGAGATCAACACCACAAAAGAAAGACTTGAAACGCTGAAACAGGCACAGGCTCAGATGGATGCGGAAGGCGTTGACAAAACGTCTGATCGCTACATGGCTCTGCGGCGTGAGATCATCGAAAACGAGGAGCGGTTAAAGTCTCTCAACAAAGAATATAAGAGCTTCGGTTCTGTTGCCGGTCAGGCTGTTGCGGCTGTTGGTGAGAAGATGAAAGAAGTCGGAAAGAAGATCACCGACTTTGGCAAGACATGGACAACACATGTGACTGCTCCTCTTGCGGCTCTTGGTGTTGCCGGTATGGCATCGTTTGCGGAAGTCGATAAGACGATGCAGCTGACCAACAAAACCATGAACAACACTAAGGAAGAAGCTGAAGCACTCAACAAGGCAATGGAAGAAGCTGCGGCTAATTCCACTTTCGGTATGAAAGATGCCGCAGAAGCGACACTAAACTTTGCAAGAGCTGGGCTTACAGCGGAAGAAGCGGCAGCGGCTCTTGCACCGGCAATGAATCTTGCAGCCGGTGAAGGTGGAAATCTTGAGACGGTTTCCGCTGGCCTTGTCGGAACAATCAACGGTTTTGGAGATTCGTTCAAAAATACCGCACATTATGCGGATGTATTTGCGGCGGCATGTAACAATTCTGCTCTTGATGTTGATACGCTTTCGGATTCAATGGGCGTTGCCGCTCCTGTGTTCAGAACGGCTGGCAGAACTGTCGAAGATGCGGCACTTGCCCTTGGCATCATGGCAAATGCGAATATTGATGCAAATACAGCGGCAAACGCTTTGAAAACTGGTGTAATGAGACTCGCCGCACCAACAAAGCAAGCCGCAGAAGCAATGGCACAGTTTGGAATCGAAACAAGCGCAGTCTGGACGGATAGCGGACAGATGAAAAGCGTTTTAGAGATTCAAAAGAACCTCCATGACTCTTTTGCCGCTCTTTCAGAACAGGAACAGATTGCGGCAGCAAGCGCAATCTTCGGCAAGAACCAAGGTGCGGCATGGCTTGCGTTAATCAATACAGCACCAGCGCAGGTACAAGAACTGTCTGACAGTATCTCAGAATGTAGCGGCGTAACAGATGAAATGTCAGAAGCTATGATGGGCGGTTTCGGTGGTTCTATTGAAAAGCTGAAATCCTCGCTCGATGTTCTGATGACATCTCTTGGAAGACTTCTTGCAGAGTATGCACAGCCTATAATCGATAAAGTCCAAGAGTGGGTTGATAAATTCCTTGCTTTGGACGATCACACGAAGAAGATTATTGTGACGGTCGGTCTGGTTGTGGCGGCAATCGGTCCTTTGCTCATCATCATCGGAAAGATTGCAACCGGGGTCGGTGCGCTGTTGACTCTCGCTCCGCTTCTCCTGTCTCCTGTCGGTCTTATCATTGCCGCTATTGTTGCGCTGATTGCCGCTGGCGTTGCTCTGTATAAGAACTGGGATGAGATCAAGGAGAAAGCAAAAGCGTTCTGGGAAGGCATCAAGGAAGGATTTGAGCGGACAAAAGAGGATGTTGTCAGATCGTTTGAGCGGATGAAAGAAGGCATTGCCAACGCTTGGAACGGCATCAAAGAAACCGCTTCCAATACTTGGAACGGTATCAAGGAAGCGATCACAAGACCGATTGAGTCTGCAATAGATACAATCAGAAACCTGATTGACAGTATTAGGAATCTGTTTTCCGGTGAGATCAGTTTTCCACATATCAGAATGCCGCACTTTACCGTGAACTGGCGTGACCTTGGAATCGTAAAGATTCCTGACATCACGGTTGAGTGGTACAAGAAAGCCTATGAGCAACCGTATATGTTCAGTCAGCCTACGGTGGTAGGCAATCGTGGCTTCGGTGACGGCAACGGTGCTGAGATGGTTTACGGTCGTGACAACTTGATGCGTGATATTAAGGAAGCGTTTGCTTCTGCTCAGTCCGATCAGCCGATCATGATCACGGTGCAGTCTGTATTGGATGGCAGAATCATCGGTCAGTCTGTATCACGGTATCAGCGTGGCACAGCAAGAGCTATGGGGGTGTAATCGATGCTGGATTATACATTGACGATAAACGGTGTTGATTTCACCTCTATGGTCGAGCGTGACAGCTACAAAACAAGCAAGATTCCTGTTTACAGCGAATCCATCATGACAATGGACGGAGTCACGCATGTTGCGCTGATCCGAAACAAGGGTGAAATCAGTTTTGACCTGAATCCGCAGAATGCCACAAAAACGTCTGCGGCTTGTGTTGCGCTTTTGACCATGCCTTGCGTTGTGAGGTATTTTGATCTGCAAACACAGGCATATGTCAACGCAACAATGGTGATTGATCAGCAGACGGCACAATATCTCAGCCGGTGCCTTTATAAGGGCGAAAGATGGAATCAGATGGAATCTATCACCTTGACTGAACTGTGAGGTGATCAGATGCAAACGACATCAGCACTATACAAGCAGATTGTTTCGGGGCGGCATTGGTTCAATACAAAGATCACCATTGCCGGGAACACTCTTCTTGAAACACAGATCAAAGAGATAGAAACCGAAAGACCTGGAATCAATGCAGAGATTCCATCAGTTGGTGGAGCATTGAGTGCTACACTCCAGATGACGGTGATTAATCCGAGCTTCACGATACCGACCAGAGCAGAGATT